GCACATAAAGATAAAAACATAGATTTAAAATTACTTGTTGCGGCTTCGGGGTTATGGGTAGACATACCGTACCCCTACAGAGCCATAGAATGTCTTGTAAACGCTGATACGACTTCGGGCATGGTACTTACTACTGCTTTGTTATTAACGCAAATAGCGGGTGTTTTAAAGGAAATAAACCCTGATTACGTTTTAGTACATGGAGATAGGTATGAAGTATTAGCCGTGGCATTAGCGGCGGCATACATGAATATACCTTTAGCCCATACGGAAGGCGGGGATGTAAGCGGAACGATTGACGATAAAGTCCGATATGCAATTACAGAATTAGCCGACATACATTTTCCTGTAACATTTATAAGCGGAAAAAGGTTAAACCGTAAAAATGTTCATGTGGTAGGTAGTACAGCGTTAGACGGATTAAAACCTGTAGACAACCCAGCAAAACTTTTTTTGAATGTTGATGATTACATCGTTGTTCTTCACCACCCGAACACAACCGACCCTGAACCGATAGAACCATTGATTGAAGCTGTAAAGTCTTTGCCGTATAAAAAAGTGTGGTTAAATCCTAATGTGGACGCAGGATACAAGGCAATGCTTGAAAAAATACACGCCGCCCCGGTGGAGTTTGTAAAAAACCTTCCACCTGATGATTACATAAACCTAATCTATAACGCTAAATGCTGTATAGGAAATTCCAGTTCATTCATCAAAGAAGGAGCGTTTTTCGGAATTCCGGTTGTGCTTGTCGGAAATCGGCAGGAAAACAGGGAACACGGCGATAATGTAATGTTAGCCAATATGGAAACATGGGATATAGTACAGAAAACTTTCAAGCAGATAGAGCATGGCAGATACGACCCTGATTACCGGTTTGGCGATGGACATGCGGCAGAAAAAATAATAGAGGTGCTTACATGTTTATACTCGGAATAATTCCTGCACGTGGCGGCAGCGAATTTACAGACAAAAACATTATACCAATATGCGGTAGACCAATGATAGAATACACCATAGATGCCGCAGAGTATAGCATATTAAACGATTGGTTTGTGTTTACTGATAAGTATTTCCAGTATAAGAATTACGGCATAGCAGAGCCTAAAGAGTTTGCACAAATAAGCTCATGGAAAATAGAGTTTAGCCAATACTGTATAACTGAATATGAGAGAAGATACAAGAAGGTAGACGCAACTATGTTACTGCAACCAACAAGTCCATTAAGGACAGCAGATGACATAAACAATGCGATAAACGTATTTACGGAAGCGCAGATATGCGATTGTAAAAGTTTGTATTCAGGCTATTACATGAGGATAAAGGAAAAGACCAAGGTAGACAACAAAGACCGACCGCTTCACTTCCAGAGAAATGGAGCAATGTTTTTAACAAGAAAAGATTTAATATTTGAAGGTAAGCTATGGCAAGACGCAATAGAATTCTGTATGCCAAAGTCAAGGAGTGTAGACATAGACGATGCAGACGATATTCTAATTGCGGAGAGTATATTGAAAAGAGGGATAACATGGAATTAATAATCTCAACTATAGCAATATGTTTAAGTACCTTTGTATTACTGGTACAGCTTGACATTATACGGATAAAGAAAGAGCCTGAACCAAAGAAAGATAAGTTTAAAGATTTCCGAGACCCTGTTACCGGGTTGTTAAGGGGGAAGCCGAATGAATGAGATAAGATGCTTTGAATGTGGGAAAAAGTTTGCCGAGGCACACGGTACTAATCTACTGGTAACGCCGAGCAGCTCAATAGAGTTTGAGCCGGACATTACACAGATAGAAATCGCCTGCCCCCGATGTAAAAAGAAAACAACCATATGGTTGAGTACAGGTATAGAGTTTGACGGATTGTAAAATGGCAATAATACTTAAAACATAAGCAAGAACCCCTTAGAGGTCATTCACTGAAAAAGTGAGTGGCCTCTTTTTTTTTTACGAAAAGGATGTGAGCGCATGGAAAACGAACGTTCATTAAAATATGAGGAATACATGACGGATGAAGAAATAACACGAATAAAGGATTATATTTCCAAGCTGATTAGATGCCAGGGAAACTTGTCTGCTATTTATTCGGAGTATGCGGATATTGAAAAGTATTATGAAAACGACCAAGAAGAAAAAGAAAAGATGCCTAACACCAAGGTCAATATTCTGAACGCCAATATAGAAGGACAGGCAGCTATGATAATGGAGCAGGAAATTTCCGTTATGACCCGTGGAGAGAGCGCAGACGATGACGATTATGCAGAGGACGCACGCATAGGACTTGACTGGACGCTAAGAAAGAATTACTTCAAACGACCGTTTAAGCAGTTTATACGGCGATTCCTGAAATTCGGCAACGGTGCATTGACTGTCTCCTTTGACCCCAAGGCATTGGCTGATTTTGGGCTGGTAAAGATATTTACTTTACCTTTGACGCAGATTTACATTGACAGCAATATAAGAGACTTCAACCGTTATCAGGAAGCGGAATACGTGGCTGAGGCAATGACTATCTCCAAAACACAGATTATAGACATATACGGAGAGGAAAAAGCCGAGGGTGTACTGTACGGTAAAGACGCAGTAACCAGTACAGACGTGTTTATTCTTGATTCGTCATCCGAGGAAGATAATACCGCAACCTTAATTAAGCTATGGTCAAGACAAAAAGGTAAACTGAGGTGTGAGGAATTTACAGGTGACGGATTTTTACTGTACGATTCACACAAGAGCGGAACAAGGAAAGAAAATCAGAAAGATTCAGAGGAAAGCATTAAATCATATTACAAATATGTTAATGACAAGTACCCTATATTCATTGCCTCACTGTATGAGAGGGAAGGAAACTTCTGGGCGTTCGGTGATGGTAAGCTCTTGTTACCTCTCCAGAAGATGATAAATGACTTGTACGACAAGATTCGGATATGTTCAAGACCGAACGTTATTTTATACGATATAAACGCAGACTTAGACTTGTCAGACTATGACGATAATTCATTTGAGCCAAGACCATTTGACGGAACAATGACGAACAAGCCTTTGCACGTGGTTGAATGGGGAAGGGTGAATGAATCATGGTGGAGGCTGTTAACCTCTATTCACCAAGAGGTACAGAACATAACACGATTTTATAATCTTATGTCAGGCGGTTCAAGCGGTTCAGAATCAGCAACAGAATCAGCATTGCAACACCAGCAGGGAAGCATGGCAACCGATGACAAGAAAGTCATACTGGAAAGTACCTTAAAAGAAATGCTGGAATACGCATTAGGGATAATGATAGAGAAGTATACCGAGGGCAGGTCATTCAGAGTAAAGGAAGATAAAGACGAATACCAGTGGGTAGATTTCAGAAAGATGCAGGAGATTCCTGTTAAGATACCCGCAACACAGAAATATATCAATGACTTTAAGGCAAAGAACCCCGACAAAGAGCCTCCACAATGGGAACTCTTGACGGGCGATGACGGACAGGCGTTAAAGAAAAATATTAATCTTGATGTAGAGATTGCGATAGGTGCAGGACTGCCTAAAAATAAAGCCTTTATGTCCAAGTTTATGCAGGAACTTTCAGGAGTGATGCTGGTTGACAAAGACGGAGTACCGAAACCGGCTGTATTCTGGGATGAATTCAGGAACTTCCTAAAGAAGTTTATGGGATTACCGATTTCAGATGTAGAATTTGACATGATGATTCAGCAACCCGTCCCTCAAGCTACCCCGCAAGCTCAAGCAAGACCGAGCGAGGCAACAAACAGCGCACAGGGGCAGGGATTGTCACAGAATCAAAGACCGCAGATGTCTAATCTATCACAGATAAGGAAGGGTGCAATGTAATGAGAATTGCAGAACATAACAATTTATTAAAAATAGTATTTGACGGAAGCAAACATTTAAAACATATCATGTCCGCAGAACAGGCGGCGAAAGTATCGGCGATTGAAGGGCGTTACCCTTTGTCAAGGATGCCGGTATGCGGGCATTGTGAAAAGATTGGCTTATGGCACAGAGGCGGAACTGCCTACTGTCCCGTATGCGGAACTTACACAAAACACCCCATAACCTACTCTACTTACCTTGCAAGTGGGTATGACATAGATAAAACAACCGCAAGGTGGATGTTAGAGAAGGAACAGAATAAACGCAAAAAAGTATTACCCAATTTTGGAGAATAAACAATTTTGGGAAATAAGGAGGTGAAACCGTGTATATTTTAAATACCCTTGAACTTGACAAAGACTATTCTGAAATAGGAGAGATTGTCAGTTTAAAGCCTATATCTGAGTACGGACTGCCGGAAGAATTTTATGGCGGCAGGGTGCAGATGATAGCGCACTTAAAGGATTCGCCTGTCATGTTACTGATTAACAATCAGATAGACGGGCTTCAAGTAATAGATATAGCTGTTAATGATTTAGCGGATATACCTATTGCAACATTAAAGAAGTATGCTAAAAACAGAGGCTTAAATTTCGGATGGTCAACCGCAACCAAGGAAGAAGTCCTTAATTTATTAACCGCAGTAACGAACAAAGTGGCATAGACTTGCTATGTTAATCGGGAAGGAAAACCCGTATAAAACCCTGTTCAGAAACGCTTATGTGCAAAGCGTTTTTTATTATGCCTGAGAAGGTAATATCGAAAGGATGATTTCAATGTTAAAAATTAACCTGCAAAAATTTGCAGATGAGGACATAGAGCCCCCCGAGGAAACCGAGGAAGTCAAGGAAGAAACCACGGAAACCGAGGAAGTTACAGAAGAAAAAGAAATTGATAAAGACAAATATATTCCCAAAGAAACCGCTTTAAAGTGGAAGCGTGACTTAAAGGAATATAAGACAAAAATGAAAGCCATTGAGGAAAAGGAACTCGAAAGGGCAAACAAAGACAAACTTGACAAAATCCGTTCTCTTGCGGTGGAGAAAGGATTGAGTGAGGATGTAGCCGAGATATTCGGCGAACTCACTAAAGAACTGTTCTCTGCTATACCTAAAAACGAGGATTCAGGACTTCAAGAGGATTTCATTGAATTCATAGAGGATTACCCCGAAGCTAAAGACTACAAAAAAGATATACTTGATAAGTTTAAGAGGTATTCGAAGGCAGACCCTGATTTTACAATGGAGGACGCTTACAAACTGGTAAAGCCCAAAAAGTCTATCAAGGAGATGGAACTTGAGGCTGAACAGAGGGCGGCACTTGCACGTAAGGACAAAGAACCTCCTGTAAGTCAATCGTCTAAGACTTCACCCAAGTATAATTTGACCGAGGAAGAAAAGCATACGGTGAAACTCTTACAACAGGCTCATCCTGAAAAGGGATGGACAAACGAAAAGTACTACAACACTGTAATAAAACCAAAATTAGCTTTACAAAAAATGAAATAAGGAGTGATAAATATGGCATTTAGACTTTTAAGCGGAGCAATGCAGGGCAAATACGCTTGCGTATTGCCAAGTAATACCGCTACAAACTATCTTCCCGTGTCATCTGATGCAGGAAAGATTTTAATGGCTTCCTCAAATCTTGGTAGACTTATGCAGTCAACTACTCAGAATACAGCAACTTACGGTAGCGACCAGTATTTGGGGATATTTGTTAAACCCGAATATGAGAATGATGAAAGCTCATGTTCAACGTTCGGCTCAACCTCTTGTAAACTGTGGTTTCAACCAATAGTAGTAGGTGACATTTTGGAGGTAGACTACTCCACGGACGCTACCCATTCATCTGGAACATCCGGCGACCTTCATACTACCAATATCGGCATGTTTTATCGTACAGGATTTACATCTGATTCAACAACTGCCGCACAGATGGCTGTAAACAGGTCATACCTAAACGTAACAACCGGTGGGGCTGTAGTGGACAACACTACCGGCAGAGTATTTAAACTAATCGATTATACAACTGAAAACAAGACAGCGATAGTGCAGTATCTACCGGCTGACTTGTGTTCATAATGGAGGTGATATAGATGGCGACTACTTTAACGAACGATATTTCCAGAATGTTAGAGGCTGGTATAACCGATGTGTTTACCGAAAACTTTAACTCATACCCCATTGAGTGGCCTGAGTACTGCACTAAGAAGAAAGCAGACAAAGAGACCATGAAATACGATTCGATGGGTAACATTGCGGCTGCTTCACAAAAGACAGAAGGCGATGAGATAACCTACAGGAAGATTTCACAGGCTTATCAGACTACCGTAACCATGAAAACCATTACAAATGGTATTAGGTTCAGTATAGAAGCTAAGTCCTATGACCTGTATAAAGTCAACGCAGAGGCACAGGCAAAAGAGCTGGCAAGGACAATGAGAGAATACGAGGAAAACAGGGCAATCCTGAGAATCAACAATGCAACCAGCGCAGCATATGCACTGGCTGACGGCGTGGCTCTGGCTTCCAATAGTCATCCATGCCTTAATGCAGCAGGAACATTCAATGATACCTATGCAACCGCCGCCGCATTGGAGGATTACGACAACCACAAAACTATGATAAGAATGTTTGCGGACTTTAAAAATCACGCAGGCACACCTATGAAGTCATATCCTACCGATGGATTGTCTCACAGGTACAACATGATGGATATTGAGGAAATCTATGTTTCCGAAAAGAAAGCAAATGAATTCTCCAATACCCAAAATGTGCTTCCTTCAATTAAGTGGCATTACTCCACTTATATGTCTGACACCGACGCATGGATGATGTGGGACAGCAGATACGAGCATGTATTGTTTGTATCTTACAGGGACACGTACAACAACGCAGGCGAAGATACTGAAAAGACTTTGGACTTCTGGTATAACGCTGTAGCAATGTACGAAACCTGTGTACTGCCAAATGTGGGCTTTGTCTATAATGATGGGCTGTAAAATAAAGTAAAATAATGTCATGTGGGCGGGTTAAAATCCGCCCTGACTTGAAAGGAGTGATAACACATGGCAAGAAAATATGTACTGGCAAATGAAGCATATATGGCGGTACAAAACGGTTCAACCGAGTTTAAAGTCATTGACTCTACAGGTGATGTCATAGCAGGAGCGATATTTTACGGCAACAGTACCTTAAACCAATTGGCTGACAGTTCAGGACAGCTTAAATACATGGGCTATGACGAAAACAACATACAGATTATAGCGAGCGGTGATGGTTCAACAGCAACGGCTATATTGGGCTATGGTATAACCATATATGACGGCGGCACAGGTTGTAGTCTGCTTATGTCTGCCCCGCCTTATGTCGGGTGCAAAAAGACGATTATCTTTTCGCAAGGTTCATCGATTGCGAGGTCAATCAACTCAACCGCAACGACAGGTTCGACCGACAATGACAGGCATTTTTCATTTTGGTCAACGGCGGCATCGAACAGTTCAGCTATTACAATGTCAACTTTGTCAACCCAAGCACTATCGCTTGAATTATTTGCAAGGACGACTAAGCAATGGCAGGTACTTACAGCGCCTACATCTACACCGCTTTATGCTTTAGCAACAACGTAATAACAGGGGAGGAAACTCCCCTTATTTTTTAAAAAGGAAGTGATACTATGAATTTTTATTTACACGCCTCTCCTAATTATATATCAACAAGCGGCGAAAGAGGTTCAGCATTGACATACGGATTAGCAAGAGCTACATCTAATTCATCCGGCGCATGTGCTTCATCTGATGAGGTGTATGTTGATTTTGATTGTCCCGATAACCCTAAAACAGTATACCAAGCATTACTATACAACCCTTCTACTTATACGGTAGATGTAAGGTACTATGCGTATGAATCGGGCTTGTCTACTATTGCAACAGATGTTTATATGTATTTGGGTGCAACAAGCATAACCCCATCATCTGAACAGTATACACCCGGACTGACTTTTGACGAATTAAGCGGTGTATTTAACGGTACTAAGCTAAGGGTAGCGTTTAACGCAAATACAACAGGTACAAGCGATTCGACTGATGTTTTATACAGGGTAGCAATAAAAGAATGGTATTAAGAGGGTGATGGCATGGCAACTACAGTACAATTATTAGCTGATATAAACGCAAGGCTGCCGAATTCATTTTCGACTGCAACTAAGCTGGCATGGATGAACGATGTCCAGCGTAAGCTCGCGAAATATTTGGAGCTGGAAACGGTGCATGAGTTTGTCGCTTCATCCTCTATGACTTATGCCTTGTCAACATCTATCAGGATGGACAGGATTACCCATGTCTACACAGGGGATTCAACGGCTATTGCAAATATATCCTCTACAACGGTATGGACAGAACATGATTACGCCGGTGCTGATGATGTTATGGAAGGGTATAAGTATTACACTCCAACTATAGAACATTACAACACAACAGGGTTTTCGACGGATTTAGGGATATTCCCTGAATCAACTGAGATAAGGGTAGCAAGGGTATATTACAATACTCTCTTAACCGACTTAACCACGGCGGCGGGTGGAGTTAATCCAACGTTTAAAACTGAGTGGCATGACATATTAAAGTTTGGAACTTTAGAAACTATCGCAAAGAGCGGGAATGACCCTGATGTTGAACTGGCAAACAACTACCATACTGAGTATTTGGGGATTTTGAAAGAGATTAAGAAAGACAACGCACAAAGGAAAATGAAAACACCAAGGTTTAAACTAAGCTATCAAGACTGGACGTGGTAACATGTACTGGAAACCTTTAAAATTTAGGACAAGCGCATATACGAATACATTCGGTGCAGGTGTGAACACGTTTTTAAGTCCCTTTGAGATACAGGACGGGGAACTGACCGACTGTTTAAACGTGTGTTCAGATGACCTGCCAACTATACGTACAAGGAATGACCGTGTACCCTTGTCCTCTGGTTTGGAAACAACTGCAATGGACGGGTTGGGAGAATACAACAATACCTATATCCACGCCTTAGACGGCAAGTACTGGAAGTATTTTAACGGTTCAAGCGATTGGGTAAATCTATCTTCCGGCTTAACTACCACCGAGGGAACATTCGGGGAGTTTGTCCGTGGTACTGACAGACGAGTAATAATGATGAGTACCAAAGAGCAGAAATACTGGATGAGTACGGATTCATCCGCTAAGAATTTCACTGATACCAATATGCCTTATACGAGATTATTTACTGTGCATAAATCAAGAATGTATGCTTTAGACAGTGTTGACCTGTGGTTTTCAGGATTGAACGACCCCACGGACTGGACTTCTACCGAAGCGGGATATATATCTATTGTTAATTCAGTAGGTGAAGGAACGGCAATCTACACGTATAACGACCATGTTATTGTATGGAGCGGAAACTCTATGCATGAACTGTTCGGTACGGACGCAGACAATTACGAACTTAAAGACATTACCAATGATGTTGGGTGCGTAGGTCAAAAGACCGTGGTGGAAGTAAAGGGTAAACTATTTTGGCTGGACTACACAGGAGTATATCAATATACTGGTGGACTGCCAAGGAAGGTATCTGACAAGGTTAAGAAATTCATTGACGGTATAAATTGGGCGTATGCGTATTTATGCGCAGCAGGAGTAAAGGATAATAAATATTTCCTGTCTATTCCGTACAAGTCAAATGAATTAAATAAAATTTTAGTGTATGATACATCAAATGATTCATGGACTATACAGAGCGGAAACTTCAATCATTTTGTCAATATTCAAGATGTTTTATACGGTATGGAAACTACCACATACAGGATATGGAACATGGAATCAACTTTACAGGTAGGGCAGGACAATTCAACCGATATTTCATGGGAGTTTGTAACCAAAGCTTATAACGATGGCGGTTCAGGTAAAAAGACTTTATCAGACATACACATGGTAGCTGAGGGTTCAAGCGGTGCTACAATAAAGGTTGACTATTCCACCAATGTCAATTCAACCGATGTAAGGGCTTTATATCCTTCGACTTATGCGTCAACTGAAATAAGCTCAACAAAACTTGATATACCGACTACCGATTTACAGAATGTCAACTGGTATAAACTGCAATTCAGTGGAACGAGACAGGTTAAGGTTCATTCCGTAGAAAAGAAATTCCGCTTAAAAACGAGGTGATAACATGCCGACTATCAACACGCCTGTACCGCAAATGACAGGTAATCTAAGAAAAGACGTAGACGAGCTGTACGACAATAATATAATGTTGAGAAAAGAATTAACTTACTTGTTATCACATTTAAGTCAAGATAATATCCCTTATTATAAAAATGCAGATGGGCTGACTTTATTTCAGTTAGATGGTATAAATCCCGAAGCTGAATTCTGGTCTCCTAATATGTGGTGTAATTCGGACATGTGCATATATGATTCTACAACAAAATTACCACGGTTTATATCGGGTGCAACGATAGAAGCTTCTGACAGTGCAGTATTTATGGGACAAAAATCAATGAAAATCCCTGTTGGCGTAACGGCTATTTATACGCCGGAGGTAACTTTAACAGCAAGCACAATTAATCCCGTATGGTTAAGTCCGATTTCGTCTACCATGTATTTAGCCTTTTACGCAAAGTTTACAGGCGGTGTGGACGATACTTTAACCGTGGAAATATACAATCAGACAGCAGGAGCAAATTTAACCATAACAGACGCAGAGGGAAACAGTGGTGCTTCTCTAACTTTTACCCGTGGCGACTGGGACGACAAATACGTATATGTATGGTTTACTCCAGGGGCTTCGACAGATATCCGGCCAAAAATAACAAATAACAGTGCAACTTTGGACTTATATGTCAATGCTCCACAAGTATGCGCAGACATAAACGACCATTACCCACAGCCTTATATTAGGGGTAAATTCAGTGTAGGCGACCAGAACGGCAAATCAATAGAACTAATGACTATACAATCTATATATGTGCAGGATGATGAGCCATTAGAGGCAGTAGTAAAAGATTTATGGTTAGAAACAGATAATTGGAGCAGATATTGTAAAAAGATAGTAACAGGAGAAACGATTTTAGTTTTATCAGACAATGAATTTATTGTATGTGACGGAACATTTACTTTAACACTTCACGCAGGTACACAAGCCGGAGTGGTAAAAAAGATTTACAACATCGGTTCAGGGTTAATAACTGTAGCCGGAACGATAAACGGTGAAACTAATATGCTTTTATACCCGAATGAATCTGTTGAATTGATAACAGACGGAACAAACTGGAGGTGCTGACATGGGGAATACATTATGGCATAAAACAAACGTGGGTTATACGGAACAGGTTTTATATGAATATGGCGTAGAAAACACCCCTTGGACAGCAGTACACTACCATGATTACGGTTCGTCTTATGCTACTAAAAATTCAAATCATTTATATGGTTATGCGAGCGTGGGATATGCTGGAGACAGCTATTCACGGTTTGAAGCTACTTATGACGTTACAGGCTGGAGTACGTTACATGTGTTATGGAAAGAATGGGTTATACTGTTAGATTCAAGAATGAGGCACTGGTATGGAGTAACAGGAGCATTAGGATGGCTTGACACAAGCAACAGGGGAGCAGAGCCGGAAACTTTAACAGAATCAGTGGTAGATATAAGCGCAATTTCAGGGGTTGTAACAGTAGAGGCTGGTGTAAAAAAAGTAGCCGTATATGACAGGGAAACTTATTACCGTATATACAAAATATGGCTTGTAGGGCCGGGTTCAGGTTATAAATGGATAAGGGTGAATTAATATGTTGAGACAGCAACAGATTACAATTAAAACAGATACAATAACGCTTACACTTGCGGAGATGGGAGTTATCATAGCCAATAAAGGAACTGCCTTAACATTATCCGTACCGGCGGCGGCAGGATACAACGGTTTATGGTATTACATTATAAACATCGGCGCAGGTGAATGTACTGTAGACGAAACAGGCGGAGGTACATTGGCGACTTTAAAACAAAATGATGCTTGTGATTTAGTGTGTGATGGTACTGCATGGAGAGTAGCAAAATCCGGGACAATACACAATAATCTAACAGGTTTAAATGCTGGTGATTATGTACACTTAACGGCGGCAGAATATGCGGCAAATGTTTATTCAAGTGATTTATCATGTTTTAATTTTAACAATATTTTAGTAAGTACAGGATGGGACATACTTTGTTCGTCAGACGGTAATGTCTTATCGGCGGAGGTGTAGAAAATGGCATTATGGACAACAACACCAGCATCACAATTTACATTAGCAAACAGCAGCAAACCTAATAATCCGGGAGCTGGGTATATATTGTTTCTTGCTTCATCGGATGGCGTGCCTCAATATGTAACAAGCACAGGAGGGTTAATTGATTTAGACTTTACAGCACATGTAGACGACACAACTTTGCACTTCCTTACTTCCAACATTCCCGTGGCAACTACAGCAGACAGAGGGTTAATGAGTACAGGAGATAAATCCTTATTGGATGGGATAAGCACAGGTACTATTCCTGTTTCTACAGATTATGTCCAAAGCATAAATGGGTTATTTGAGACACCAAGCATAGAAGTATCAAGCAATTTAAGTTTAACCAAAAGCAGTGATTTAGGAACTCTTGCAATATCAGAAACAACAAATATAGCTTTATCAAGTGATTCAACTAACTTTTTGAAATCGAGTGATACAACTGATTTTTTGAAATCGAGTGACACAACGGATTTTCTTGAAATACCCGTAAGTAGCAATTACGAAACATTTTTAACAAGATACTCTGTTATATCAACCAAAGTGCCTGACAATACAACGGATGGCGCAGACGGTTATTTATGGTTTCAAACAACTTGAGGTGATATTATGTATGTTAAAAGAGAAGGCGCATGGGTTGATGTGTCCAACGTGTATGTTAAAAGAGAAGGCGCATGGATAGAGTGTAGCAGCGCACACGTTAAAAAAGAGGGCGCATGGGTAGAAGCTTTTTCAAGTGGCGGGGAAGCTCCACCGGCAGGAGATACATTTTCCTTATGGGCTTGGGGCTTAAATAATTACGGGCAACTCGGAGATGGGACAACAGCAAACAAAAAAGCTCCAACCCAGATGGGAAGCTCTACTTGGAAAGCAATAACA